CACCACGACGAACGCCATCGCCAACTGGAATCATGGCTGGCCTGTCGACTCCATCGGGCAAGTATGCGTGACGGGCTCGGCGCCACCCGTCGTCCTGATAGACACGGTCGACATCAATTACACGCAGGACGAGGGCGCGATCAATTACTACGCGCAACTCTACTTCGGTGTGTCAGGTTCGAGTTCCGGCGAGTACAGCAGTCAGTCCGCTTTCGTTGCCGACCATCCGGGGTTGACGCTCAACGCTCTGACTGGCATCGCGCCGGCCAACGGTCGCACCTTCCCGGTGACGAGTCTGTCGAGTGGCGCAATCACGATTCCGATCGGGCAGCTGGCGGCGGTGTCGGATACCGGCTGGTTTGTGACCAACTCGCCCTTTGTGGCGTCTGTCTATTGCACGCTCAGTGCGAACGGAACGCGGGTCACAATGACGTTCTCGCCCGCGATCAATTCCTTCGGAATGTTCTTTGCGACGAATGGCTCGGCGATTTCCAACCCGACGACCGTTGCTTACTACAATGGCGGTACGGGCGGAACGCTGCTGCATACGACGAGCGTTGCGGTAACCATTCGGGTCGACGTTTTCACTCAATTTACCGGCTATTCAGTAGGGAGCTAGGCCATGGCTGACGTAAGAATATGGGGCATCACAACCGACGTTCCGGCGCTTACCGACGTGATGGAACTGCAGCGCACCAGCGACGGCGCATCACTCAAAGCCACGGTTGCCGCGATCGCGGCGGTATCGGGCCTCGCATTCACGGCGCCATCGCTCGGAACGCCGGTCTCGGGAACGCTTACGAACTGCACCGGATTCCCGGCCTCTGCTCTGACCGGCAACGTCAACCTCGCGACTCAGGTAACGGGGAACCTTTCCGTTAACAACCTGAACGGGGGCACAAGTGCGAGCGCGTCTACCTTCTGGCGCGGCGATGGTACGTGGTCAACGCCATCCGGCGCGGGCACCGTCACCAACACGGCGGGGGCGCTGACGCTCGGGCGCGTCATCGTCGGCAATGGCGGCAACGACATCGCCATCATGTCGACGATCGGCTCGAGCACGCAGGTGCTCCACGGCGGCGCTTCTCTCGCGTGGAGCGCGGTCGGTCTCGGCTCCGACGTGACCGGAAACCTGCCGGTGACGAACCTGAACAACGGTACGAGTGCCAGCTCGTCGACGTACTGGCGGGGTGATGGTACGTGGTCGACGCCGCCCGGTTCCGGCGGCATCACGATCGGGACGACATCAATCTCGGGCGGAACGACGGGCCGGGTGCTCTACGACAACGCGGGCGTCGTCGGCGAATTGACGGTAACGGGCAGCGGGAACGCCGTCCTGGCGACCTCGCCGACTCTTGTTACGCCTGCCCTTGGGACGCCCTCTGCTTGCGTGCTGACCAATGCGACCGGCCTTCCTCTGACGAGCGGCGTCACCGGCAACCTGCCTGTTACCAACCTGAACAGCGGGACAAGTGCATCGGCCTCGACCTTCTGGCGGGGTGATGGCACATGGGCAACACCGACCGGCTCGACTCCTAGCGGTACCGGCTTTGTGCATGTCACCAGCGGAACGCAGGACGGAACGGCGCGGGCGGTCAACCTCGGAACTGCGGATGTTACCGGCAATCTGCCTGTCTCGATCAACGCGCAGACGGGCACGACTTACACCGTTGTCTCGGGCGATCAGGGCAAGCTGGTAACGTTCAACAACGCCTCTCCCGTTGCGGTCACGCTTCCGCAGGCGACGGGCAGTTTCACGACTGGATGGTCGGCAACCTTCGTTAACCTCGGCGCTGGCGTCGTCACGATCACGCCGACGACCAGCACGTTCAACGGCGCGTCGAGCGTTGTGCTTCAAAAGAACATGGGGTGTACGGCGGCCTCCGACGGCACGAACTACTCCGGCCCGATCACCTGTCCGCTTATTACGCTCACCACAACGGGTTCGAGCGGCGCAGCAACGCTTACGGGGACCACGCTGAACGTCCCGAACTATGCGGGCGGCGGATCAGCAACCCCAGGTGTCGTTATCGGCTGTTCGCCGGGGTGGGTGAGCACCACGCAAATCTCGATCGGCAGCGGGCAACTATACATCGAGAGCACGAACAGTATCATTGCGGTGAGTGCGCAGACGATCACGCCGACGTCACCTTCCGCCTCGACTTGGTATCACGGTTACGTCAACAACAGCGGGACGTTTACCGTCTCGACGACGGCTCCGACTGCGTTCGCAACCGCTTGCGGCTTCGCGCGCTCCAAAACGGGCGACACGACGAATCGCTACGTGGGCTCGTTCCTGACGGATGCGTCGTCGCACTTCTTTCCGTTCCAGTGCGATCAATCCGGATTTGTGCGGTGGATGAGCACCAATATCGGCGCGTCGCCATTCCGCGCTCTTGCGAACGGATCGGCGACGACCAGCACGAACATCTCTGCCGCAAGCGCCGTTCCCGTTACGTCGCAACTGGCCTATGCATTCATACAGAATACGACGACGACCTCGGTTACTGTCTATCTTAACCAGGGCGGTACGGCGGTCAGCACTACCGTATTCGCGGTAAGTCTTGCGGGCTCGAACGATGCGAGCGTTGCTAACCTTGGTACCTACGTTACATTGCCGCTCGACACTTCGCAGACGTTCAATTACATCAACAACACAACCGGCGGCGGCCTTTACGTCGACATCGCCGGCTGGATGCTGCAACGCTGATGCCTGATGTCCCCGCTGATTACGCGCAACTCCACGGGGTTGCTGATTCAAGAAGATACGTGGGCCACTGGCTGGACATCATCCGGGGGCTTTAGCGTCGTGGCCGATCCTGCCATTGTCGTTTGGCCGATGCCTTCGGCGATGCTTACGCCGACGGCGGCGAGCGCCGATTCGCAAGGCGTTCGCGAGGGCCAGATCTACACCGAAGGGTCGACGTGGTATCTCTATTACGATGCGGGCAATGGAACGACCGGCTGGCGCACATTCACCGCGATTTCCTACGACCGCGGCGTCACGTGGACGAAGCAAGGCGCGGACAATAGCGCAATCACCAACGGCACCGGCGGCAATTGGGCGGCGACGGCGATGGGGTTCAGGGAGCAGCGGGGCTCTCAATACATTTTCCAGCGTGCAGCGGCGCAGAACACGTTCGGCTCGCCGAATACTGGCCTTCCGGCCGTTCCGTATCTGTGGGATATCTGGACCGCGTCGTCTCCGCTCGGGCCGTGGACATGGAACCAGAACGTTCCGCTGATGGCCTCGGGTCAATGGGCGGATGTTGATCTTCTGCCTTCCTGCACGTACCTCTCGGGAGGAACGTATTACCAGTTTGTCGAAGGCGCGACGACGGGCGACGCTTTCAAGATTGGATATGCGACCGCTTCATCGCCAACAGGTACGTGGACTGTAAATGCAACGCCCATGCTCTCGTCGAGCAATTTCGACGGGCCGCGCGTCGCTGAGAATCCGCGAGTTTTCTACCATTCCGGTCTTTCCACGTATGTCATGCTGGTGAACCTTATCAACCCGAGTGGCGTATATACCGACCAGAACGCAATGGTGTTTTCGTCGACGCTTACCGGATTCGGCAGCGGGACGATATGGGTCACACAGCGTATTTTCGACCCCGATACATGCAACGCAAAGGCCGTCGGCGTCGCATATCACTTGACCGGCCCCGACGGAACGCTTATCCAGGAGAACGGATATATTCCGCTGTCGTTCGACAGTTTTCCGACTTCCACGCAAGCCTCGGGTGGCCACCTCGGGCGCTCGATCTACGGCGCGATCGGACAACCCTCCGCCAACAGGCTGCACTACTCGAACGCGACAACGGCCGTTAATACCTACACCTATACGCTCTCGCACACCGACATCGTCGCCGAATTCGAGGTTGACTGGACGAGCACGGGTAATTCCAATGCTTTCATCGGTTTCCGCCTGCGCTACAACGGCAGCAGCAACGGTTACGAGTTGCGGGTGCGGAATCAGCCGGGCTCAAACTGGCTGGCCTTGTACGCCGTGAATGGCACTCTGCTGCAAACGGGGTCCGTGACCAATGCCGGAACGGAAATCGGCCCGATGATGCGCATACGCTTTTCCTGCATCGGCTCGACGCTGAAGGCGTGGCTCGGGGGCGAGCTGCAGATCAACGTGACGGACACCAATTACACCACCGGAACGAACATAGCAGTGTCCGCCTGTGACATTACCGGGAACGTCCGGTTGCTCTCGGCGACGACCTCGCCGACGATCACCATTCGCGGCCTTACGCCGTCATCGACGGTGAACCTCCGTACGCATGGCGGAATGCAAATCGCCGCGGTAACGGCCGACGGCTCCGGTGTGGCGACGTATGCCGCCGTGCATTATCCTTTTTCCCGCGTCGAGTTCGTTCCCGGCTCGGACGCGCAAACGTCGGACGGCTTGCTGTGGGGCGGCGACGACGTTACGGTCAACATCCCGCCCCGATCAATACCGCTTTTGCGTACGGCGATGTAACCAAACCAACGAGAGGAAACCGTGAAGATTGATTTTTCGCAGCAGTTGAAGGACTTCCGAACCGGAAAGATGATGTTTGTCGATGGAACGGAGCAGAAGTTGACGCTCGGATTCTGTTGCTCCGAATCGTTGCTCATGCCGAATCAGGACGTTGACCCAGGTTTGAAGATTGCCGACGTGCAACTGGCGGAGAAGTGCCTCAACGGAGGGGAAGTTGATCTGCCCCCGGAGCAGGTCGCGCGATTGAAGCAGAAGGTCGCGGCTGCGTACCCGTCGCCGCTCGTCTCGGGCCAATGCGGAGCGCTCCTAAATGGGTGAGTCAATCCGCGTCGGCGTATGCGTTCCCTCGGCGGGCATGTGTCCTATTTTCTTTGCGCAATCTGTCGTGGAGATGTTCATCAATGCGAATCAGGTGCTCCGTTCCCGCAAGGATGCATCCGACTTCGCCATGCGAATGTTCATTCGCCAGTCCAGCAACATCCCGAACAACAGGCAGAAACTTGTAGAGCAAGCGCTCGAATGGGGCGCCTCTCACATCCTGTTTATCGACGATGACATGATCTTTGATCCGCGCCTGCTGGAAGTCTTGCTCTCGCGCCGCCTGCCGATGGTCGCGTGCAATTACCCGAAACGCCAGCTCAAGTTCGAGTTCACGGCGACGAAGGCCGATCGCAGCGGCTACATGGAGACTACGAAAAACTCTGCAGGCTTCGAGGAAGCGTGGTACTGCGGCTTTGGCTTCTGCCTCATCGAGCGGCAGGTGTTCGAGAAGATGCCTAAACCCTGGTTCATGCCTTACTACGACACGGAATCGGGAGATGTGTCGTCGGAGGATAACCCCTTCTGCGAGTTGGTGCGTCAAGCGGGGTTCAAGGTGCTCATTGACCACGCCGCGAGCAGGCAAATCGGCCATATGGGACAGCATATCTATACGTGGCGCGAGAACCCGGAGCAGGAAAAAGAGCAGGAAATGAAGTTGCACGCGGTGCCGGACAAGGCCGCATAAACCCGAGAGGAAAACCATGATGCAAGGATTTCAGCAAGCAGGACAGCAACCGCAATACCAGATGGACCCAGGCGACGAGAAGCTATTTGTACAGTTCTATGTCGGTGCTCGCAAGAATGACGAGAAGTCGGAGGAAGCGGGCCATCCGGTGTTCGACTCGGTCCCCTTCGTGAAGATTCTCGTCCCCGGCGACAAGAACACGCTGATCGATACGGCGGTGACTGATACACACAAGCGGCGTTTCGCTAGGTTGTGGGACCAGTTCCAGAACAACCAGAAGCAGGAACTATCTGGCATGCCGATTCGGGAGTGGCCGGCGGTTACGCGCGGACAGGCCGAAGAATTGATCTACCTCAACATTATGACCGTCGAGCAGTTGGCGCAATTGGCCGATGTGTACGGCTCGAAGATCATGGGCTTCAATGATCTGAAGCGCAAAGCGATCGACTACGTTGAGAAGGCGAAGGATGCAGCCTACACCGAGAAGCTGTCGGCTGAGTTGGCAAAGCGCGATCTGGACATCGCCGCGCTCAGAGATCAGGTGAAGCAACTCTCAGACCTAATCTCCGCTCGGGAGTTGCAGAAGGCAAAGGGCAAGGATGACGACAGCGCTGGAAATCGCTCAAACCGCAGCGGTTGAAATGGGGTTGCAGTCGCCGGTCTCCATCTACGCGACTTCCGACCTCATACCGCAGCAGCTAGGCGCGCTGCTGAACACTACCGGCGAAATGCTGGTGAAGCGGCGCGTCTGGCGGCAACTATTTCGCGAGCAGACGGTTAGTGCAATCGCCAATCAGGCGACGTATCCGCTACCTGACGACTTCGCGCGGCCGATCACGCAAACCGAGTGGGACCGCATTAACCATTGGCCGCTGATCGGCAATGAAACATCGCAACAGTGGCAATGGTTGAAGTCGGGCATCCTGTCGACGGGGCCGCGGGAGCGCTTCCGGCTGGTAGGGAACGCGATCGAGCTCTGGCCCGTTCCGGGTGTCGGCGGCCCTCCGTTGCCCATCACTTTTTCCTACTATTACGTAAGCAAATGGTGGGCGCTCGCCGCTAACGGACAGCCGAAAGCGAAGTGCGACAACGATAACGACACGACGATTTTCGACGACCGCCTGATGACCGCGGGCGTAAAGCTGCGCTTCTATCAGGCGAAGCAGTTCGACACGTCGGCAATGGCCGCGGACTTCCAGACGTTGCTTGATGACGCGCTCGCGCAGGATACCGGAGGTCCGGTCCTTTCGATGTCGCGGCAACCGGCGTTCCCGCTTATCACGATTTACAACATTCCCGACGGCAACTGGATGCAGTGATGCCGCGCGATACGCCATTTGCGCCCAAGGTCCGGCAGTCAAGCCTGCTGATGACCTTGACCGCCCCCGTGGGCGGCCTGAATGCGCGCGACGCATTGGCGAACATGCCGCCGACGCAAGCGGTCATTCTGGAGAACTTCTTTCCGACGCAGGGCGGCTTGGTCACGCGCGGAGGATGGTCGCGATGGTACTCGGGTATTCCGCAACCGGGCGTCGTCGAGACCATCATCAAATACAACAGCCCGACCGGCGTCGAGAAGATATTTGCCTGCGCGAATGGCTCGTTCTATGACGCGACTCTAGGGGGTACGTCCAGCCCCGTCGACGTCAAGGCGTCCGGCTTCGTCAATAACCGCTGGCAGTACGTGCAGCTCTCGAACGCCATCGGCGATTTCACGGTTGCGGTCAACGGCGCCGACCTGCCGCAGAAGTACGACGGGACGTCGTGGACGGTTGCAACCCTTACGATCAGCGTAACCGATCAGGGGCTCTATCCAGATTGGACGCCGAACGCGCTGGTTGCTGTCACGCAAATGCACCGGCGGCTATGGTTCACGGAAGTCAACACGTCCCGCGTCTGGTATCTGCCGGTTGACGAGATTCAGGGCGAACTTGCGCTATTCGACCTGGGCGAGATATTCCCGCTGGGCGGTTATGTGCAGACGTGCCTGTCATGGGCCATTGCAGGTGGCTCCGAGACCGGCGCCGCGATGTCGGACCAAAGCGTCTTTATCTCGAGCAAGGGCAACGTCGCGGTTTTCAACGGCTTCGACCCAACCGATATAACGAACTTTATACTGGTTGGCGTCTATACGATCGGCGCGACAATCGGGCGCCGGTGCGCGTGCCCCTATGGCAGCGATGTGCTGATCCTCTGCGAGGATGGTGTTCTGATGCTTACGAACATCCTTTCGCAGTCGAAGATGCTGATGCAGCCACCGCTGACCGACATCATTCAGCACCAGATTTCGCAACTCGTCGACCTTTTTCACGGAGAGTTCGGCTGGGATTTGTTCACCAACGCCCGCCACAACCAGCTTTATCTGAACATCCCCGACCCGACCGGGCGTTACCAGTATTTGATGAACACCATTCTGAATGCATGGTGTGTCATCACGGGATATAACGCTTACTGCTGGGAGAACTTCTACGAGCAACCCTACTTCGGGGCGGCTACATTTGTCGGTCGCGCGTGGACGGACGAAGGAATCGACGATCCGCAGGAAGTGATTATTCCGGGTTCGGAAGCGGATCGGGCGACCTCTGACGGTAGCCTGCGAGTAACGGACACCGACGATACGCGGACCGTTGACCAAGGTTCAGCCGGAAGCAGCGACGAGCGGGCAACGAGCGACGGCAGCCTTCGCCTGACCAGCTTGGGCGATACGCGCGCAACCAATAATCAGTCTTCCCTGTCGGTTGCTGATCGGGTGACATCCTCGGGCGATACGCGGGTGACTGATCTAGGCGATACGCGCGTTGCCGATGGTGCAGGCCCGGCTCCGATTCCGGACATCGTCATCACCACGGGCAACTCGATCCAGACTCGATGCCTTCAGGCATTCAACTACTTCGGCTCGCCTGTTCAGAAGATGTGGACGCTGGCGCGGCCCGTGCTGGTTTCGCAGTCGCAGCCGACCCTCGATGTCTACTTCAATACCGATTTCGAGATTGTCGAAAGCGTCGCGACGTTGCCGGTAACACAGTCGACCGGGTCGTCGAACACTTGGGATTCCGCCTTGTGGGATGAAGGCATCTGGTCGGGCGGACAACGGACGTTCAAGAGCTGGTACGGCCTGAACAATATCGGCTTTGCCGGGGCCATTTTCCTGCGGAGTTCGACCGTTTCGCCGACGACATGGCTTGCGACAGACTTTCAGTTCCAGCGGGGCTCGACGCTATGAGACGCCTTGTGATCGACCAGCCGGAAATCGGCCCCTTCATGAAACGAGTGATGAATACGCCCAGCGCTTTTCTAAGCGGTCGCTCGATCGGCGTCGTGAATGTGCACCCCGATCAGACGGCCGACCTGATCGCCGGGGTGTGGTACGAGGGATTCAACGGCGCGAACATGGTGATGCACATTGCGGCGCTCCCGAACTCGGCGTGGATGACAAAGGAGTTGCTTTGGTACATGTTCCATTACCCGTTCGTCGAGTGCGGGTGTCGCCGTATTACGGGCTTGGTGGAGGAAACGAACGAAGCCGCGCGCAACTTAGCCGAACGACTCGGCTGCACGCTTGAAGCACGATTGAAGGATGCTGCTCCCGGCGGCGACATTCTGGTTTACGCGATGTTCCGCGAGGATTGTCGTTGGTTGAAACTCCATGAACGTGTGACGGCGCTACGGACAAAGGTTCACTGATATGCCTGACAGCACAGTAAATGCGGGACCGCTGATCCCGTTTGGCGCCGGATCGCTAGGGCCGGGCGTCCCGAGTGTGGCACAGGGGCTCTCGGTCGGGATTCCGCCTGCAGGTCCAGGCATGCCGGGCCCGGGCGTGCCACCGCAGATGACGAACCCGCTCGCGCAGATGCTTGCCGGACAGGGAGCGCCGTATCAGCCAGGAAACACGAACATTCCCGGCCATGCGGCTTACGGCCTCGGAGCGCTTCCGGCCATGCATCAGGGCGAGAGTTCCATGGCCTAT